CCAAAATCCATCTGAAACGGGTTACCCACATAGATGATTTGACCTTTTTTTAGCTTTCTCTCAGATCTTAAATGAAAATGTCCTGTAAATGTTAGGGGAGATTTTTTAATAATATCAGAAGTCTTAATGCCGTGGTCACAAATTTTAAATGAATTGAGCTTGAATGACTCAATCTCGAAATGGCCAAATAAGATATCGCTTTTAGGTATATCCTTCTCAGAGGTACCCCACGGTATAAAAGATACTTTTTTACCACCATCTGTCGTTATGGTAGTAGTCTTATCTAGAACTGTAATATTATCTCTCCCGTCAAAAATAGAAAGAGAATTTACAGAAGATGACTCTTTATAATAACAATCATGATTACCTGGAATAAATGTAATGTTATAGTCCTTCAATTCATGAAGAACTTTAGCGGAGTGAGATATAGTATTGGTCGCGATTGAATCTCTATAATGGTAGAAATCCCCGCAAAAAACAATATCTTTTATCCCACGACTGTCCACAGTACTCTTAAACCACTTGACCCAATCAAGAGTTATCTTATGCCATATGGGACTATCTCTATGTACACCGATGTGTATATCACTAAAGATAGCAATGTTACTTGATTTAATCATAAATCACTATCGTAAAAGTCGCCTTCTTCTAGATTGGCCGTATTTTTTGTATAAACTTTACCGTCGCTGGAATCAATCATATGTCTTTCGTAAACTTCTTCGCGATATTCGGTTTCTGCTTGATGTAATCGTTTTTCTTTTTTAATTCTATTAATAAACGATCTAAAAGCTATAGTAGTAAAATAGGAAAAGGGATTATATTTTGATGTTACATCGAAATTTTTATTTTTTAAAGCTGCATACATCTTCACGATTGCATCACCTACCATCTCATCTCTATACGTATAATCTTTAAATTTAGAATTGTAGCTTAAACCTGTTGCTATTTTATTAATGCATTCTCCGAGATAATCTTCGAATTTATCGCTTTGATAGAAACGGGCTATTGCATCCTTAAACTCTTTAGGTTCTACATAATAATTGCTCTTATCTTTAGTCTTTGCCATAGCTAACCTTCATTATAGTAGATTATTATAATAATTCAACTCACTAAGGTTCCTTTATTGTAGAAATATTGAATGGTATACTCTCCTTTCGATATATTTCTAACCTTTTGCTTAAATGTGATATTCCATAATGTAGTTGATCGGCTAGATCAATAATAATTAATTTATTTTTACTGTGATGCTTTCTCAATCCTCTACCAATCGATTGTACTAGACGTATAAAAGCCTTGCCCCCGCTTGCAAAAACAATCATATGTATATTTTTAATATTAATTCCTGTAGAAAATATAGATGACATTGCAATACAAATAACCCCGTTATTATTCTCCATACTCTTTTTAATTTTCTCTCTATCGTCAACCTCTACCGAGCCTTGAACAAAATGAACTTCTCTATCTGAAATATTATTAAGAGTATTTAAGAGTATCTCGCCATGAGCTATATGATTAACTAGTATTAAAATATTATTTTTAAAATTACTACTTATTTGTTTTATTACCTTGTTGCGATATTCACTCTCATATAAAAAATCTAATTCTGCCTTGTATCTCGCTGTCGATGTAAACTCATCATCCTTAAAATAGGTTTTAGGTTTCTTTTTATATTCAATTTTAACAATTTTAACTTCAGCAGAGGTTAAAAATCCTTCTTCGCGAAGCTCATTACTACCTTTTTCATAATATACTGGACCGGTCTTTCCGATTATTGACCACCTATCCATTTGCTCCTCTGGTAGCGTTCCTGTAAACCCGTATTTGTTATTAGTATATATCTTACTAATTAATTTACCTATTTTGTTCTTATGTTTTACTTTATGAGCTTCATCAATAACTACTAAATCTACATGTTCTATCCATGAATGATCATTAAACTGACTTTGAAGAATTTGATTACTCGCTATTACAACATTTACATTAGTATCTAATTTATATTGAGAGGTCCATCTGCAAAAAGTAAATGGTACATTATACTCTTCGAAATCGCCGTATGTCTGCTGTACTAAGCCGCGGTCAGGTACTAATAACAAACACCTAAAATCCTTACCTCCCTTAGTTTTATTAATAATATTATGTATAAGAGTAGCTATTGTTAAGGTTTTACCTCCACCTGTCCCTAAAACACATACCCCTTTACCTCCTTTAAGAGCATTTTTTAAAATTTCTTCTTGATAATATCTTAATTCTAGATTATTATCTAAAAAGATGAGCTCATCGCTAAAACCGCAATCTATAATCTCTCTAACTTCACTTGTAAAAGAGATCTTGCATGTAGGTGCAGATTCTTTTATTGCTTTTATAACATCAGATAAGAGACCTGGTTCGAACTTACCAGCAGGAGTTATAGAGTATAATCTTCTAGGAGCAAACTTGGACTGATATGCAGCCGCCTTATTAGGTACACTAAATTTCTCTCTTATTTCGTTTAACAATACGGAATTATCTGTTTTTATTAAACAGCGATTATGATTTATTGAGTAGTCAATCTCAACCTGCATTATAACATCTCAAGCTTCATTAGCTCGACAATATTCCTTATATCCCAAACCATAGAGGTAAGATTTTTTTCAGTTTTTTCTAAAAACTCAATAATTAATTCTAACTCCTTACATTTATTAGTAAGTTCCGTCATTTCGCTACTACCTTTAGCCATTTTAAGAGATTCTGGTATACTCAAGCGCGTTACAGATTTTTCTCTAAGTTTTTCAGCGATTTCTCTCTCACGCTGTTGCTTTTCTTTATATATTGAATTGAGCTCATGCTTATGCCTTATGAGTCTAGCAGTCCAGTAGTGTCTTCTCGCAGGAAGGCGGCGTTGAACCTCGCTCACGTTCATTTCATCTATAGAAAGCTCTAATTTAAGTTCCTCTATATATTTTTCGAGAAGATCCATCACATTAATATAAATACTAATATGGAGAAATCCAATCTTTATTTTAATACATTTATAAAAATACTATCTGAGGACTCAATCGCTGGAGATGGTGGCTCATTCGGTGAATTACAACCTACCGCTACTACATTTAGCGGAGATAATTATGCGCCAGGTGATGCGCGTAATATATTCGGCGGATTACCTAATAAAATCCAAAGAAGAGCTGGAATTAGTACAAAAAAACGTAAAAAACGTAAAAAAACTAGAAAATCTCGTAAAAACCGTTGACTTATAAATCATGGGAATAAATAACTCTTGGCTGGGGTTGGGAGCCCCGAATAAAAACGGCCGATAAAAATGATAAATTTAGGCCATTGGGTTACAGAATTAGAGATACCAGAAGATCCGTACGGATTTATATACGTTATAACAAATACCGATAATAATCATAAGTATATTGGTAAAAAGCAGTGTAAGACCATCCTCAAACGCGCGCCTCTTAAGGGTAAGAAGAGAAAAAGACATGTCGAGAAAGATACTGACTGGAGAACATATACCGGATCATGCAATAAGCTTAATTCTGATATTGAATCGATCGGTAAAGATAAATTTATTTTCGAAATTATTAGATTCTGCATTAATAAATGGGAGCTGGCTTATTTCGAGATGAAAGAGCAGCTAGAAAAAGATGTTCTTATAAGCGATCAGTACTATAACGGTATTATTAATGTTAGAATTGGTAAAATTCCTAACGAAACACGCCGTCTTCTAGAAGAATAGTTGATATTCTCTCATATCAATATATTGTTATATAGTATATGGGGGTAGATTTAAAATATTACAACATAGAGCTAATAGATATAACGGATATATTAGCAGATATCGTTCTACCAGACTGGGTCGACTATATGCATGAATTTTCAGTAGATCTTACTAAGAAATCTCATAAGCTTAAAATATTTTATCATTTTTTTATCAAAACAGTCTGCGATCTGCTCTTAGATGCGGATATTTCTACCAAAAAAGTACTATTTCTCAATCTTCGACAAGAGAGAATACCGAATACAATACTTCGCAATAGAGCGGCCGCGGCTGGCTATAATGATGGTGAGTTTTATCTACTAGTTAAGGGACTTATAACAAAACTCGAACGTAATTTTCCTCTTAAATTTTACATTAGTAGTTATTCATATGATAAGTTCATGAAATTAATCGATTCTGGAGACGGTCACGCTGTTTATCACATCAATCTAATGCGTAGTAAGCTGGATACAATAGGTAAAAATAAATATCAGTATAATTTAGTACATAAATTTATAAAGAAGTATGAATTAACGTGGTTAGACGAGAACTATTTTAATGGTTTTAAGACAAAACTACTATCAATTCTATAAATAATACTTATATATGAAGAAATTTGATCGTATAGCGCGCAATGCTATAGAGTATTTAACTGAGCAATCTCCAGATGAGGTTCTCGGCGCTGCAGCGCCAGTTGATCCGAATTTAGCAGCAGACCCATCGATGGAAGCTGGAGAGATGATACCTCAAGAAGCGCCTCCGGTAGAAGAACCTGAGCAAGAAGTAGAAACCCTATCGCCAGAGGCTGAAGTAGTGCTAGTTAAATTTATACGTAAAGGTCTTTTGATCGATTTATCATTAGAAGATAAAGCTAAGTTAATTAACTTAATACCTACTGATAAAGATATCGACCAGACTAATGCGAAATCAATATTAGATACTCTTCAATCAATAATCGGATCGTATTCTACGACAAAAACAACAGAAGAGGATAAGGATAAATTAAACATACCTGGGTAATATGAGTAAGTGGAGACCCTTAAGTGATATATATTCAGAGTTCATTCAATCAGGCTCTGAAAGCGCCACACCTCGAGACCAAAGATTGGAAGATCTTTACGATGTGGTAAAACTTAACGAAGCTAAAGTTAATATCGTATACGATGATGGTAACGTACAGACTGCTCAAATGGATGATGCTGAAGCTCGTAAATTGATGCGTCTACAGCAAGCGGATGCATCGACCGATCTTAGAAATTGGGCAGCATCTGCCGGATGGGATACAGAGGCTGCTCAATTTGCATTACAATCTAGATTGAACTCCATCTATAACGAATCAATCCAAATGGATAATACTGGTGTTCGTAATGCGTTTTATCGTGAAGTTAAATCCCTTATAGATTTGAAGAACGGTAATAAATTATACACTCTGGAAAATGCTTTGAGAGAAGGTAAGACAAACTTTAAAAAACATATTGATAAGCTCGGATCAAGTCAAAACTTCCGTTTTGTTACCGATTCGGGAGCAGTTGATAAAATTGCATATATTACATTCGAGGAAGGTGCTGTCGGTGTCGGTCCTGGTGAAGCGGTATTAACTTTATTTTCAGAAGGTAGAAACCCAGACGAGGGTGATATAGCATTGCCAAACGGGCAGCTAGTAGAGCTTAAAGCAGGTGCTGGTAGACCTGGTAAGGGTAAAACATTAGCTCTAATACGCAAATTTAATGAGTTTACGAAATTATCTCAACTGACCGACCCTATTAATGCAGATGATGCGAATGTAGTTTTGAGTACTATATCAAACTTTAACTTTTCAGTGCTACCAGCTATACAGCAACGCGTTACTGATCGTGTTGTTAAAAACATTAATAGCAACATGGATCTTGAAGCTAAAATTAAAGCTGTGTACAAGGACACGAAAGGTAAAAAATATTTTGAGAGCATTAAAACTGAAGATGGTAAATCTGTAAATGATTATTTGGCTAATTTTCAGGATCAAATTAAACAGCGCAATGAAAAAGAAGGCGCGCTTTCTAGTCGTTTCTTCGATTCAGCTGAGGGTGATACTTTAATACAAGGGTTAATGATGTTCGCATCACAACCTAATGTTGTTAAGCCTATTATCGAAAGAGCTCTTAATGCATCAGGCTCAAATCGAGGTCAAGTAGCGAAAGCAATTGCTGCAGCTATGCAGATTAATGAATATCACAACGAGGAAAAAGAAGGTCAAAAATTTACTTGGTTTACCCTTTTTAATAAAGATAACTTTAATATGCTTACGTACGGTCCGTTTACTAATAGCTACGAAGAAAACGCTAATAGGACGGTTCAAGATATGCTAACAAATATTGATAGTATCGCGATATCGCCCAATACCGGTGGTGGTCGTGGCGGATATAACCTAACACTCAAATAAAAATATGGAAACATTTAAAGAATATATATCAAGTTTGCGAGTTATTGAGGAAGCTACAAAAGCTAATACTCACCTAACCCACTTGGAAGAGTTAGTACTCACAAGAGGTCAAAGAGGATATGATGTAGCTAGAGGAATGATATTAGATCTTCTATCTCATCTTCAAGGCAAATCTAAAAGAAGAATAAACACCTCCATAAAATGGGATGGTGCACCAGCCATTTTTGCTGGCAAGCATCCTGAAACTGGTAAGTTTTTTGTTGGGACTAAATCTATTTTTAATAAGGAGCCAAAAATTAATTATACAGAAAATGATATCGAGATGAACCACGGACATGCTCCCGGGTTGGCTGACAAACTTAAGAAAGCTCTCAAATATCTTCCTGGACTGGGCATTAAAAATATATTACAAGGAGACTTTATGTTTGATTCTTCTACTCTGGAATCTTCAGTAGTAGATGGCGAAAAACATATAACATTTAAGCCGAATACTATTCGATATGCTGTCGAAGCTGATTCTAATTTAGGTCAAGAGATTTCTAATTCTGTTTTCGGTATTGTCTTTCATACAGGTTATAGCGATTTAGAATCCCCGCCTCAGTATAACATTAGTGTTAATAATCTCAAAAAGGTGCCTGGCGTTTGGGTTGATGATGCAGTATTTACTGATACAACTGGTACAGTGACTCTGACTACAGACGAAGCTAAGTCAGTTAAAGATTTTATAAAAACTGCAGATTCTATAAAGGTTAACTATAGAGATTTACCAACAGATCTTCTCAATATATATCTCAATTCTGAAATTAGATCTGGAGAGTTTATTGAAGATCCTGAAGGATCATATAGGAATTTTATTAACTGGTTTGATGGTAGAGGCGAAAAGGAAGTTGAAAAGCGTAAATCTAAAGCAGGTAAAGAGAAGATTAAGGAAGCATATATAAAGAAGAGGTCCGAAATAACTAACAAAGAGGCGGATATTATTAACTTGCTTAAGTTGAGTAAATCGCTTGCAAATGCTAAGCGAATTTTCTTAAATAAATATAACAACGCGATTTATAAAACTAAACACTTTATTGACAATGAGGATGGAACTCTCTCACCTACAGCGCCGGAAGGATATGTTAGTGTTTCGAGAGCAGGAGATGCAGTTAAACTAGTCGATAGATTAGAGTTCAGTAGAGCGAACTTTTCCGGAGGTCAAACTTCTACAACCCCATCAAAAATAAACTAATGGAAAGTTTTAAACAATACGTTACTAATAACCAGCAAGGCGCTGGTATTGCTTTGCTGCCAGGAGGTTTTAAGCCGCCTACAAAGGGTCATTATAATGCCTTAAAATATATGTTAACTAACTCCAGGAGCGCTATTGTTTTTATTGGTAAGACTGAGAGAGATGGAATTACAGCTGATCAGTCCAAGTCTATTTGGGAAGTATATGCTAAGACTCTAGGTAAACCGGTTGAGGTTAGAGTGGCGGATGTAACTCCTGTTAGATCTGTGTATGAGTATGCTGACGAAAATCTCAATACTAAATTAAGTGTTGGTGCAGGGTCAAAAGATGAGGATATAAAGAGATATGATTACTTTGATAAAAATAAAGAAAAATATCCTTTAGTTGAAGTCAAAAAAATACCTATTCAGTCTGGCGGCATATCCGGAACTCTAACAAGAAGGCTTATTAAAGAAGATTTAGACGAGGCTTTAAAATATTTTGTGCCAGAGGAGGTATCCACGGAAGGTCGCGAGATGATTAAACTAATTCTTCAAGGTAGTTAATAATACTCTTAAGTTTTTGGTCTTGCATACTGTCTACTTTTGATTTATCTATATTATTAACTACGCTTTTAAGAGTATCTACTAGCTCGTCAGTTGTAATTATCTCATTACTGGTAATATTTACAGGTTGATTTTGATTTGATGTGATTATTGGATCTAAACCGGGGCCTAACCCGAGATTTTCTAAAACCTGATCAATAAAAACTCGAGTTGATTCTTTTTCCCAATTATTCATCTATATATTATTTATATAAACTCTCTAAAAGATCGTCTATTACCATAAATATTTGTATGACTAACGAGAATAAAGATACATTAGCTATATATGAAAAAGCTATTGCGGTAATTAGTGCAAAAAGCCTAGCTGCGGATCATTCGAATGAAGTGTACGATGATCATAATCCTATGGAGCGAGATGAAAGTGAAATTCATATGGCGTTATCTGAGCTTAAGAAGTTAGCCGAGTATTCTCAAAAACTTTATGATAAGATAGAGCAGCTTGATGGTTTAGAGGGATGGGTTGCTTCAAAAATTACTAAAGCGAGTGATTATATATCATCCGCATATCACTGGATAGATTACGAGCATGAAGATCACGATCATGATCACGGATGCTAATAATAAAAGTTTAATTAAATACATATATGGGACAATCATTTACTGACAACAACGGAACGACTTTTCATAATATTAACCAATGTAGATCATTTACGTTTACTGCAGCCGCGAGTATCGCTAAGTTTGCTAGCCATCCATGCTCAGAAGTCGTAATCGTTAATACTTCTGGTTCTCTTTTATCTGCTTATGATAGTGGATATTCAGATCCTGAAAACGCTCTTGTTATACCCGACAATACTGTATTTACTATTAGAGGTCTTACTAATAGTGATCAGGTAAGCGCGGCTGGTTCTGGCCCTTTATCTTACAGAACCCAATTTTTTAGTAATAATCCACAGCGATAATATTGCTAACTTTACTTATTTATCTAAATAAGTAATAAATGATAGTGTTTAGCGAAAAGGTGCAGCCCACCTTTACTAGCTCTGATCATAACGTTATTATTGTTAAAGACTATGAAGAGGTCTTTTTCGACGTTTTTGAATTAGAGATAAACGGGAATAAATTTGTAGCGGAGAAGGTATCCGACCATAACGGGTCCCCTGTTGTAACTATCCCTATTGAAAATGACGGTAAAAAGTATAATGTTCCGTGTATTTTAGAGAAGGGAGATAAATTTGAGATTCACTACAATAAGGACGCTCAAAAAACATACGAGCCCGTTAAAGCATCTTCCAAGAATAACGATACTAATATACTCGAATTAGTTGAAACTAAAATACAAGAAAAGGCGCCTTTAGTCGAAGTACCGGGTATCGATATAGACAAGTACGAGAAGAAAAAGAAGAGTAACATTAAGAATCTTAATGACGCTCGCTGTCAAAATATGGTTTCTGAGTTTTATACTATTACAGAAAGCATAAAAGGCCAAATTTCTGAACAAGATAAAATAGTATTTAGTGAAAAGGTGCGACCCACCCTCACTAGCTCTGATTATAACGTCCTTATTGTTGAAGATTATAATGAAATCTTCTTCGACGTTTTTGAATTGGAAATAAACGGTAATAAATTTGTAGCGGGAAAGGTATCTGATCATAACGGCTCACCTATTGTAACTGTTCCTATTGAAGATGCCGGTAAAAAATATAATGTACCGTGTATTCTAGAAAAGGGTGATAGATTTGAACTTTATTACAATAAGGACGCTCAAAAAACGTACAAACCCGTTAAAACATCTTCTAAAACAAAAGATAATAATTTACTTGAATTAGTTGAAACTAAAATACAGGAAAAGGTTCCCTTATTTGAAGTACCGGATATCGAGAAAGCGGTAGATAACATAAA